TCTGATACTATACCAATCCACCAGAGTGATCAATCAAAGGAATTGGGCTATACTAGTGTAATAGTAGCCAATATTAATGCATATGATATTATTCTCGAAAACGAAGATTATACACTTGGTTATATATTAGAACACTTTTTATACATTTTATTCTACAGTTCATCATCGGCGTCGGGTGATTCTACACCAGAATTATCCTTTATTGGATTCAAAAAATACCATCCCCATGATGAGTATAGCGTACTGCGATTAATGTCAAAACGTTTTAAATTGGAAGACGATGCAGCTTCTATTACATATGTAAAACAATACTTAATACAATCTTGTACAGAAGCAATGGATGTACTAGAAACATTGCGTAAAAAATTTATTCGATAAACCGTAAAAATGATTATTTATATAGATTTTTGTTAAACACTTAATTTAAAGTAAAATTGAAATAAATAGTTTTTTTTATAATTATTACAACAGTAAAATAATAATTATACATATTTAAGCGACTTTTTAAATTACACAAGCATAATGGATCGAAAATTAAACAAACGAATAGCAGAATACATAGGTGATTTCAAGAAGCAGATAAAAGAAAAAGTAGTACAGCTGCGTTTTGATGATGTGTCTAAAGTACAAGATTTAATGTCATTTATATTCGAGTATGATCGATTAGTCTTGTCCAAAGAAGATGTCAGTAAAAGAAAGCGAGTTAAAAACAGTATTCCGAATAACAACCGGTGTCAAGCCAAGCGAGCAAGTGGAGAACAATGTACTCGGAAACAAAAAGATGGATTTGTCTATTGTGGAACTCATATTAAAGGAATACCTCATGGGATCATTCATAATGAAAATACTGAGAATAATACACAGTACATCAATACTGAAGTGATTGCCGAGGAAATAAATGGAATTATTTATTATTTAGACAAACATGGAAATATATTTTGTACAGAAGATGTGCTAAAACAAATACCGGATCCAAAGGTGATTGCTCATTATAAAAAAACCGGTGATCAATATGTAATTTATCAAAAATCATAATTTATATTATTTTAATCTTTAAAATCGAAACTAATTATCTTCATCATTTACTTTTACTACTTTTCGCGTAATGACATCTTTAGTGATGACTTTACGATTATCATATACAAATTGACTCAATAAATTTGCTTGTTGTTGTTCCAATTGAGGATGTTTTGCTAAAATTTCCAATAATTTACTCTGGGTAAGTGTTTCTCTACGGTTTTCTTGTTTAAAATGGATTTGTCCATCTTTTACATCAAAATTATCAATTTCATATTGTTTCATGACACTTATCATGGATTCATTATGTTTTTTTTTCTCTTGACGCAATTCGCGTAATTTTTTGTTTAATGCTCTAATTTGATTGTCATTGACTACCCATGATTTTACAATAGAAGTCAAATCCTCTTTTTGAATAATAGATGATTCCATGATTTTCGACGGGTTTTAGAAAGAAATAAGTAAGTATATCTATAGTAAATATATTTTACAATAAATATTTATATCAGTTTTCAAAATATCTGTAGATAATATAATATACACCATATATTTGTAGTATAACACTCGTACATATAGAATATAAAATAAATATGATATTTACTAATCCTCGTGCAACAATGCGACTAAATAATAATCAGCTAAATGCGATTCAACAACAGCAACAACAACAAAGGCAACAACAAATAAATATGAAACCCTTGATACTATTTTCAAATCAAAGAAACTTTACCCCAGCAATGAGACCTGTACATAAACCATCGAATGTATCTGTAGTACATGCAAAAACATTTGAAGAACAAGTAAGTGCAATACAAAATGGGAAAAAAATACGATGGGGAGAGCCCTTTTGGAATTTTTTCCATATTTTGGCGGAAAAGGTACGAGAAGATGAATTTCAAACCGTTCGAAAGGGTTTATTGGATATGATTTTCATCATATGTTCGAATTTACCATGTCCTGATTGTACTCAACATGCAATCACGTATTTAAGTGGAATTAATTTCAATACAATTCAAACAAAGGATCAATTGAAAAATATGTTATACAATTTTCACAATGCAGTAAATATACGAAAAGGATATCCTATTTATCCTCGAGAGAATTTAGACGAAAAATATCAGTGTGGTATTTTACAAGCAGCATTCCAAGAATTCATGAGACATTTTACAAGTAAAACTTATAATTTCCGATTATTATCTGATCAAATGCAACGATCCCGTCTCTCGAAAAATATTTACGAATGGTTTTTCAAAAATGGATTTGCATTTCATACTAAATAATTTACGTTTGATTGTATATTTTACATAACTTGGTAATTTACAGGTCTCCCGTTTTTATAAGTTGTACATTTAAATCGGGTTGTACTTGCCTTTGTACAACGTTCGCGATTCACTCCTACATTGTAATATTGGAGAGAAGGGATTTTTGTTTTGTCAATAATAAAGGCATAAAATACCCCAATTCCACCTGCTACAATAAATGCAGCAATTAAATTAACAATGGGGAAACAATTGTAATACGTATTCCAATAAATATCCGCTAAAATCAATAATGGGAAAAATATTAAAGTAGGAACATTTTCCAATTCCAATTTATATTTACTAATGGGATAGACTAAATAGAAAAAGGTAAAGGCAAATATAATCATACCATATGGTGTATTCGATCGAACTCCATTAATAGATAAATTTGTACATACTGGTGCTGTATTTGGACTAAGTTGATCACCAAAACTATCTAAGAATGCACCTGACAATACACATGTAAATACAAGTCCTACTAAATATATGAAACCTTTCGCTTCTCCATTAATAATGGATCCTAATACAAAAAAGCAGGCCAAAATAAAAGGAGAGAATCTGTAAAAAATATAAGCTAAAGATGTCATTGATAATTCCATGTTTAATATAAAGTCTTTTTTCGGTTAAAAATATTGCTATATTGTTTCTTGATATAATTTTCTTAAAAGTATATTAAGAATAAATCTATTGTTTATAGTAAGTAAAATAAGTATAAACAATATTCAATTTATAATCAAATAGGATCACAATGGGAATACCTAGTTACTTTTCCCACATTATTCAAACCCACAAGAAAATATTAAATGATTATGCTTATATCATCCGTAATGATATTCAATTCAATCGTTTATACATGGATTGTAACTCTATTTTATACGATGTTTTTCATAATACAGATCAGTCTTGTTCGATCGACGTCCTGTACAAGACAATTATACAAAACACAATCAAAAAAATTGAAATCTATATTAAGCAAATCAAACCATCTGACTGTATCTACATTGCCTTTGATGGTGTAGCACCGATGGCTAAAATGCAACAACAACGTACGCGTAGATACAAATCTTGGTTTGAATCATCTATCTGTAAAAGTATTAATCCACCTACTAATACCACTACACAAACAAACTTGGAGAAGACCACATGTATATTTACACCAGGAACGAAATTCATGCAACAATTAAGTGTATCCGTACAAGAACATTTCAATGGTAATGCTTCTAATTATAATGTTAAAAATATTATTGTTGCAACACCGGATTATCCAGGTGAAGGAGAACATAAATTATATGCTCATTTACGGGAAAATCCATGTTTGGAAAACGAAACTAGTATTATTTACGGTTTAGATGCGGATTTACTCATGTTGTCATTATTACATTTAGAATATTCCAAATCCATGTATGTTTTTCGTGAAGCACCGCAATTTAAAATGCTAAAATTATCGGATGGTCATTCTCCAGACGAACCGCTTTTTTTGGATATTGCTAAATTAGGCGAATGTGTATCGAATACCATGGTTCATAACACAAGTGGTATGTTTAACATGAACCGACTAAAAGATTACGTTTTCATTTGCTTCTTTTTAGGAAACGATTTTTTACCACATTTTCCAAGTATGAATATACGTACTCATGGTATTGATGCATTATTGGATGTATATAGAAATGAGATCGGTTCCGAAATGGATCAATATTTGCTAAATGGAAAAACAAATGCAATTCAATGGAAAATTTTATCGAGGTTTGTAAGAGGATTGGCTAAATGTGAAACCATATGGTTAAGACAAGAATATTCTGTACGAGATAAATGGGATAGACGTTATCCTGAAACTGAGCCCAAAAAAACAGTAAAAGAAAAAATGGATTTATTTAGCAATACACCGGTATTATACCGAGCAGTAGAAAAAACAATTGATGTAAATAAGAAAAAATGGCAACAACGATATTATCGTACTTTATTTCCTCCTAAAGTATCCATTTTAGGCGTTTGTCAATCCTATTTAGAAGGATTGCAATGGGTAACACAATATTATTGTACAGGGAAAGTCGATTGGGATTGGTATTATCCGTATCATTATCCACCTTTATTGGAAGATTTAGCGCCGAAAATACCTCAGTACGAAACCGAATTTTTACGCGATGATATAAATACGAAACCGGTACATCCTTATACACAATTATGTTATGTACTTCCACCAGTATATCATTTCTTATTACCAGAGTCGATTCAAAAACGTCTTTCTACCAAATACAGTCAGTATTATGTTGGACCGTACAACAATGATCATTTACCGCAATTGAAATTTGAATGGGCATATTGTCGATACTTTTGGGAGAGTCATGTTTATTTACCAAATATCCCAATTAAAGTCATACAAGAATGGGACATTCATTCATATGAAATCGATAAGTGAAAAAAGAAAATACACTAAAGTATATGAATTACAGTTGGGTAATCTATATATTCTACGGGTTATTGACGATTTATATTATTGCTTTGCTTTATGCAAAAATCAATTCCCCTTTTTGGTTCCATCAACCAATATATCATTCCTACGAACTATACCCTAAATTAACCTGGTCCAAAAAACCTTATTGGAAACGGAAACGAGCCGTTAAATTGGGGATTTTTTGTAATATTGATTGTGTTGAAACATGGGAGTGGTCCGATTTCCAGCAAACGCATTCAACCCACGATCACATGGCTAAAATATGTTCATTGTTACAGGGATATTATGTAGATAACGAATACACTCTGTTTTACTGTACTGAAGACTATTTAACTAAAATAATGGGAAATAGAGGATTCGTATCTTGTTATCGAGATAATACTTTAGTCAAACCTACACAACAATCTACTGTACAATCATTAAAACCATATTTGTCAGTACCAAATTATGATCGTTTTTATGGTTGTATAATGAGTCGTCCTACAATGGTATATTTCCATCATTATCCCGAATACAATTGCGAAATCCATTTTTGGGATTTCCTTTGTGTCCATGATTTGTACAAAGATAGACTTTTGTCTCGAAATTTAATTCAAACACATATTTATAATCATTGTAACCGAGAGAAATCATTTTCCGGTGGTTATTGTTTTTTAAAATGCAATGAACTTTGTAAAGGAATTGTACCTTTAGTCCAGTTCGATACATATCATTTTATATTAAAACGGGTTCGATATCATAAATTACCGGTTCATTATCGCATCTATACTTTAAACCAAAATCACGTCGATTTATGGAGATCAATTTACTGTCAAATATCTTCTACTTTTGAGGTGACGATTATGCCGTCCTTTGAAAGTACAATCGAGTGGTTATCAAATGAAAGATATGTGATCTATGCTACTGTTTATAAGGAAAATGCAGTAGAACATGTCCATGGTGTTTATTTTTTTGAAAAAACGCAAAAAACATGGCTAAATGATTCCATTGCCCAACCCGATGTAATTCGATTAGCTGGATGTATGAAATTTGTAGGAAATAATCTTCATCTCCATGATCCTAATGAAATTCTATTCTTTAGGGGTTTTCTGAATTGCTTACAAGAATTTTTATTGCAAAATGGAGAGAAACAGGCAAAAACACAAGGAATCTTAGAAATCCCTTCCATTGGACATAATAAAAAACTTTTGCCTAAATGGCAGGAAAAATACGAATTAAACAATACAGTACCATGTGCCTACTATTTGTACAATTTAGTTTATCCAAGTTCTCCTGTGCAAGATGATCATTTTCTTTTTTTAGCATAAAAATAATTTGTTGTAGAAAATACTTAAATAAATGATTTAGTTTATAAATAGTAGGTCCTATAGTCTAGCGGTAGGACTGTGGACTTTGAATCCACCAGCCCGGGTTCAAACCCCGGTGGGACCTATTGGTACAATCAAAATGAAACATTTATAATTGTCTCATTTTGTTTTATAATGCGTATGTCTTTTATCTTGTATATTTACCAACACGCGTGAATGAATCGACCAAATATATGATAAAAATTCCTAAAAGACCATACAAGAAGAATTCTTCCAT